ACTCAGTCGACTACAGATTGATCCAATCCTTAAATGGACTTAGATCGGTCTTACTCGTACTTATCGACTCATGCGGCTCTTGTGCCCATGATGCAGAGTATGTTGGACTTCTCCCTCTTACAGATTCCCTATCTGTTCTTAAGGAGATGTCTCAATGGTCCGAAGAGGACTTCGTTCCCAACGCCAAGTTCTGGAAAGATTGGCCGCTTGCGTTCTTTTTAAAGAACCCACTGCCTCCTGTCCCCGCGTCTTGGAAGTATAAACCTACTACAGCACTTTTCTCAGGTGCTACAGGAAAATATTTCCATCGATTGGCCCGTTACCCCTCCGATAAAGAAGATTCTTTCTCCTTCTATCGAGCTGTTTTCGGTCTTGCCCAATCGAAGCGTGGTTTTGCCCCTGTTCCTCGATCCTTTGTAAAAAAAGGTATGATGAAACATGCAAAACAGCTTTCCTCCCCACCCACTTCCGAACCCGATTTAGAAGCTGCTCGTATTTTTGCACGAGCCTTCTTTAAAGGCTTCCGACCTCCGAAGATCTTCTCTAATCTTCCCTCAATGGAGGCCTCGATGAAAGCTTCTGTTGAAGCCTCTATCGAGAAGGGTGGTTCCCGTGGCTTTTTACGTCACCTTGCCTCCGAATACTTCGGTACTTTGACCCCTGATTCTGACGATTTTATTCGTCTCCTCAAGCCAAATGCTACCCAACTATTTGAAGAGAGGGGTCTTCCCCCTCTTTCTCCCGATGACTGGCGTGTCATTGCGAGTGGTTACACTCCAGCAAAATCGCGTTCATACCTTTCTCCCTCTGCTCAGGAATCCATTCAGGAATTAATCCGAAAAGATCCTTCAGCCTCCCTTTTGCCTACGGCTAGGGTTGCGGAGATCCTCGAACCTCTCAAGGTTCGATTGGTAACTGCCATGGACGCTGTTCGGACCCATGTTTCCCGACCTCTTCAAAGATCTCTATGGAAATATGTCCGATCCTCCCCTGTATTCGCCCTTATCGGTGAACCTATCTCTGAAGCCCTTATATATGGGCTCATTGATCGTCATCATAAGTTTGGCGGCGGTGAGGACCCCTTCGTCTCTGGGGACTATTCTGCTGCGACAGACGGTCTTGACATCCGTCTCTCGAAGGTTTTCTTAGACGTCATAATGGAAAACCTTGATCCTGAGGATCTCCCCTTTAAGGATTTCATTTCCTCTGCTCTACTTGAGCAGGTTCTTGTCTATCCTTCTTGGACTAAGATCAAGCCTGTTGTTCAAAAGAATGGACAACTGATGGGCTCTATCTTATCTTTCCCAATCCTCTGTATCGCAAATCTATTTGCATACATCATGTCACTCCCGGAGCCTATGAAGTACCTTACTTCTCGCTCACGGATGGATAAGTTACCTGTACTTATCAATGGTGATGACATTCTTTTTCGTTCCTCCGACGCTCATTATGAGAAATGGCTCGTTGAAACCCGACGTGTTGGTTTTACCCAGTCTATCGGAAAGAATTTTCGTCATGATCGTTTCTTCACGGTTAACTCCGTGCCGATTGAATATCGGCCTCCCCTTACCCCCTTCCAGTTTTGGAAAACTTGGAAATGGGCGGATATTGAAGAATCTACGATCCCCTGGAAGGTCAGTGAGGCACCCCGAATCTCTATTCGTGGTTTTCTCAATGTTGGTCTTCTTACAGGGCAAGCCAAACTTACAGGCCGAGACTCCCTCGGTGCCCTTCCTCTTTCAGGTTGGCACGCCGGGGCTTGTCTCGAGGCCCTCAATCCCTCCCAAGCTCATAAGTGGTTTTTGAAATATCATCGGCAACAGATAAAGAGTCAAACTCGTTTTGGCTCCCATGTTCTCAATATATTCGCACACCCCTTACTTGGTGGATTGGGCTTTTCCATCCCCAGTGGTATCACTCCACGCTATTCTCCTGAACAACGAGTCTTAGCTCATTCCCTCTTCCTGTCTGCTTCATATCATTATGAAGGTCAGGAATCGGAATTTTCGCTTGACACTCTTGTCTTCTTAGAATCTGACGTATCGATGCCACTCTCTCAACTTGGTCGTTTGAACCGCCGTGTCTCAGTTGCTCTCTACCCTCAAGGAACACCTCTTCCTGAAGGCTTTGAACCCTTTACTGACACCTCCGGCGTTCAACCTCTTGCTATGGTTCACTCTGTTCCAGACACTGATTCCGAAAGCACCGGCTTAAGAGCCCGGTGCCGCCTTCCAAACAGAACGTTAAAAACGGTCTTCCGTCGGTGGAATCTTTATGATCTCGAACCTCATCCAGTTGATCAGATGACTCTTTTTCCCTACATTCCTGTACGGATTCAGAAGTCCACTTTCATTCCTGGATCTGGTAACCCCCATAACGCCTCAACCTTTGTTGAGCGTCCATATGCCTCGGTATATGTGCAAGAGTGTCCTTTTCAGGACATCTCGACCCCTGTTCCCGATTCTGAGCTGGTCATTCCAGTCTCGGAGCCTGATGATTGGGAGTCTTTGGATGTGACTTTAGTCCTACCAAAAACTCATTCCAACCCCTCTCCCCCTATAACAGAAATTCTTCACGCGA